GTCCCGTGGCTATTCGTGTCACCTACTGACCAGGGGGCATCTGTGAGCCTCTATTTTCCGTTTTCAGCGAGTTTCGTTATGACGTTGCCTAATTCATCAATCACATATCTTCGCTCTCTGTGTTTGTGTTCTTCTGCGTGACATCTTCGACACACAAGCCTCAAGTTATCGAAGTTAAGTGTCACGTTCGGATCGTTTATATTCTCGGGAGTCAAGTTGATTACGTGGTGAACTATCTCCCCCGGAGTATATAATCCTTTTGCAAGACAATCCTCACAAAGATGTCTCCTATACTTTGCATATGATTCCCTTGTGTTCTTCCATGCCTGTGACTTGTAGAACTTGGTTGCGAACTCTCTCATTTAAGTGCTATGAGATGGTTATGGTGCAGTCGCCATATATGCGGTAGTAATTATTTTTTCCTGATCCCAATTCTTCAATGTCTCCGCTAACGGATTCTATAATCCCTAAAATCGGTGCGCCCTTTATAAATAAAGAGCCTTTGTAAAGTGGCACAGTATAAATACCACTCTGATATGGTTGAATTTCATATGTGTCATCCGATATTGTGGGAAGAATTAAACCGTTTAGTGATTCTTCCTCCTTAATTACCGTCACCTGAGCCGTGCTAAAATCACTTGACCCACCGCCACCTTCTACGTTGACATTTACTTTTGAATATCCGTTTGCTCCGTCTGTGAGGGCATCATATGTGCCGTTCTCTGTTATTGTTTTCTCTATTAACTGAATTGATGGGTCTTTGCCCATGTCGGGAAATACTACTCTTACTCCCATGTCGTCCTCGCTTTCTTGAATGAAAAAAGCACCCGTTGATGGATGCTTTTCTGTAAGGGGTTAAACAAATTATGAAATTGATCGGAAAGGTTGAAAAAATGAAACCCTGCTGATGAAACGATTGCCCTTTGATTTCTTCAGCACTTACTATATACCATACCTTAAAGGTAAAGTTATATCCCAAAATCAAAGTTTTTTCTTGAACTCTTCGATTTCTTTTTCTTCTCGTCTTTCGCTCCCGGCACTCACTATCGCCAATATCATGAATACCAATGCCCCTCCGAATATCGCTCCTGCTATGAATTGAATCATCTCATTCCTCCGCTTCTTTCTGCATCTTTTCAAATTCCTCTACCCAATCGCAAGGCGTTGCTCTTTCAAATAAACACCTTTCGGTATAATATGCTGAATACTTACATTCACCGCATTGGTGCTTTTGGCAATAGGCTTGAATCGTTGCGATGGCTTTCTCCATTGTTGTTAGTATCATCTTATTTCTCCGCTTCTAATATCGTAGGTGCGTACTTCACACAGTTTGCTATTTCGTGTGCCGTTTTCCAATCGTCTGCAAGTTCAACTTCTTTCTCAAGTTCTAACGCATCTGCATCTATCAGCCTTCCGTGTGGTGTGGGTATCTCAATGAGTGGGCAATCTGTTCGCCTTGTATCAAATTGGTTTATATCATCGTGAAGAATAACGCACTCCCACCATTCATAACTACCGCCCTCAAGGTTATAATTAAATTCACATTTCCCACAACTCTTTGGCATATCAATCCCTTTAAGTATTATGCTCATCGCTTCTCCTTTCTTCAAAGATCCTTGTGAATCCTTCATCATCCATTAGCAAGACGGTTTGAACATCATCGGTGTCGGGATAGTCTATCACAAGTGTTTGGTCGTGCTTGGTAATATACTTTCCATAGTGTTCTTCCAATTCTGCCACGGTATTCCGAATCGTATTTGACCACCTATGGCAACAGTGATTCTCCTCGTCCCGTTCTTTACAACCCCGACACCATTCCCACTCTGCTATTGGATGACAGAACTCTCTCTCACAGCCGTCTTTATACAGTATGACTCGTTTTGTTGACCTAACCTCATCGGCAGACCTCATTTGGATTTTTATTGTATCGTATGTCATTCGCTTCTCCTTTGTGTTATAATATCCTTAACAGTTCCCCCGATGCCTCTCAACGATGCGCACTTCGGGGTCTTTTGTTAGATATCCGCTTTTGTATTTCCTACCGTCAAGGTAATATGTTCTGCCTCGACTCCATTTTTCGTATTCGTCTCTTATTATGAAATGAATTTCATCACCATATACGTTGACAATTCTTTGATTCCCGATAGCCTTGTACTCTATACCTTGTCTTCTTAATCTTTCGACGAAGTCATTCATCTTGAATCTCGCTTCTCTTCCAGTATAACTTATGACCACATATGTATTATTCATTGCCTATCCTTTCTCCCCAATTGCAGAATCCATCGCTCGGTTGTTTCATATTAGTGAACTCGCAAGCCATTCCGCAATCAGCATCGTTATACCAATGTTTGCACTCCCCACAAGTCACGATGTCGATTAGTGGGCAATCGGTATCAAGCGAATCGCAAGTCCAAGGGTACTCCGAATCATAGAACGGGCACTCCCAACAACTCTTCGGCTTCTCCATATTAGGTATTGCTATCATTGGCTAACTCCTTTTTTACGAACACGACTTCCTTGCCTTTGGGTGTGTGAAATATTATTTCGTCAGTATGTTCAAGTTCTGCGTCCGTTATCTTATTCCAATCTTCTTCCGTTAAAGGGTGATTGAGTTGGAACGGACATTCATATTCAAAATCCATTACTCCCATATCATTCTCCTTTCATCTTCACTCCACAGTTAGGGCAGAAATTCTGCGGAATTGTATCGCCTTCTCTGTCTTTATCGCAAATATATTCAGAACATTCGCTACATCTTATGTGATGACCATCTCTTATCCAATGTCCCTCTTTCCGTTCTTCTATTGTATCAATGGCAAATTGCAGAGCCTTCATCTCTTCCCAAGCCCAATCATCTCCGTCCGTGCTTTCGTGGACGCTATCGGCTCGGTCGTACATATCTTGCAATATGCTTACCGCTTCATCTCTTGATATAAGTCCCATATCATTCTCCTTTTAATAACTTGATGATTCTGTCTGCGGTGTTCCTTATGTCGATGATAAGTTCAAGTATATCCTCTGCCTCGCCTTCTTCTTTGATTTCATACTCAATGGTGCACAATATTCCTCGGCTGACTATGGCTCTATGCTTTTGAGGTTTTCTTTCAAGTTTTATTTCCATATCATTCTCCTTTGTTATCTTCTATCTCCTTTGCTCCAATCAACTCCATCATTCTATCCATAGCCTCAATGGTTATCTTGCCGACCTCAATGGTTATCTTGCCGACACCGTTTTCATCAAACTCAAATACCGCTTTTCTTCCGTTCTTCAGTTTGTATTCTTTTACTCCCATATCATTCTCCTTACTTTCCTTTTTTCATCTTATTCTTTCGATGAATCTTGTCTATTTGTTTAAAATCTCGCTTTCCGACATTTTCTTCTTTTGACATTTTCTCAAACCATTTTAAATCTCTATAAGCATTGTTAGAATAATATCCCATATCATTCTCCTTTCCGCTCTCCCTTTGAACAGAATCCGTCCGCTTCCATATCTCTCACCGCTCCGAATATGTCCGTGCAACAAGGAAATGTTCTCGAATCGGTGTCATAGTGTTTACAGTCTTTGCATCTAACAATGTCTTTATATGCCTTATAAACTTCTATTGCTTCTTTTCGGTTGATATATTCGCATTCCCACGCACCACATCTGTTATCGTCTGCTCCTCCGAATGGTTTTGCATAGATGCAGGATTCACATCTTTCACGTTCTGTCATTTGTTTCTCCTTCCTTGAAATACTTGCAAGGTCTGTCGTTTGGGTCGTGGTTTTCTTCGCAAGTAATCGCATAGATTAGGTTAGTATAATCCCAATAAACATCGGTACAATGATCACAAAATACGCAATCCTTATCGTTCTTGCACTTGATCCATATACCACCTTTAGGATGCATAACATCTTCAAGGAAATATTCTCTTGCCATTCCATCCTCCTTATAGATCATCGTCAAACTCTTCCCATTTATAGTCCACCGTTGGCGGTGTGATGGTTACCTCATCGGGATCAAAATCACAACAATCGCAATCCCCGGGACACGGTCTGCCTTCACATTCTTCGGTGTATCGCCATTTACTACAACTCATCATGTACCTCCTCAAACTCTTTCAAGGCTCTGCGGTGCATATAGCCGATGACCGACTTGAGTTCGTACTCTTTCCCCGGACGCAGGTCGTCGAGTCTCTTCGCCACCTGCGACCACGGAAGGAGAAGAACATACCTCGAGTAAAGAAGCTCCTTATATTTCACGTTCTCCATTCTGTCGATTTCTCCTGCTATGGTCTGCCTTATCTCTTCGGCTTCAGCTTTAGCATATGTCAGTTGCTCTTTTAATAAGGCAAGATTGATCGCTATGTTCTCCGTAGGCTTTCCGATATTAGTCCCGTGAGGCTGTCCGTCCATGTCGATTCCTTTCAACACGGTGGCTATCATGTCTACTCTTTCTTCGTATTGGCGCACTCTTTGAAGTGCGACTTTGTATCTTTCAAGATGTTCTTTAGCTCTCATTCTATCCTCACATACTGAACTTGCTTTCTTACCGTTACGGCTCTCCATTTGTCCTTTGGCTTATAGAACGGGCAGATTGCCTTGCTCTTGCAGATGGGGTCGTCCAATCCGTCACAGTATTCGTCTTTCCACTTGATCCCGTCCTCTTCATGCTTTTCACATCTGTATAAGGCACAGTTTTCAGCCATCTTCATCGTGTTTCTCTCCTTAAGAACTCGGGTATCTCTATGGATTCCCCTTTGATGATGTCTCTCTTAAGTTCCTCCAGGAGTTCGTTAAATTCCTTCTTTGCCTGCGGTGTTGCGTGTTTCAAGTTCTCCACCTTTGTGGTAGCTCTTTCGAGTGCGTTCTTTATTCCCTCAAATGTTATGTCTTTACTCATTTAAACCTCCTTGCTATTTCATAAATAACATTGACCGTGACAGAGTTCCCCGCCTGTTTATACAGTTGTGAATCACTACACACTTGAGATGCTCTGTCAAAGTATTCGTCCGGGAATCCTTGCAGACGGAAGCATTCTCGCGGTGTGAGTTTTCGTATCTTTATAAGTTTCCCTTCACTTTCCACCAATCCCACTTCACATCCTGTGTCAAGTGTGGGTGTTATGTTGCCATTGTCTATCACTCTTCCCCTCCTTGTATTTGAATCCGGGAATGATATGTCGAAGCACCCCCCCCTATGCACTTCGATGTAACCTTGTTTAGTCGCTTGTTTTATTTTCATCCTTGCCTCTGTCTATCATTACATATGTTGCGCTGAATGACGGGAGTGACCCTGCTTTTGTGTCAAGGGTGCAAGAAACTTGCGTTTTTTTCGGTGGCTTTCCTGCGTGTAATATCACACCTTGTGGCGACCGTTCACTTTTACGATACCCCCCCCACTCATCGGATAGGAGCCGTTAGTGAGAGCCTCTATCCTTGTATCAAGTGTCCCTGCTACAAGGTTGGGTAAATCGCGGTGTCCTTGTAACTCATTAGACGGTCTATCGTCTTTTGTGAGAGGAAATATTTCTCGTCCACCGATTCCTCCAAGATGTCCGATAATGAAGACCCTCTCTCTATTCTGTGGGATTCCGAAATATCGGCTGTTAAGCACTTGCCATTCCACACCGTACCCCAACTCATCCATTGTTCGGATGATTGTCTCGAACGTACCCCCCCCATCGTGGTTGAGGAGTCCTTTGACGTTCTCAAGGAATAAATAGCGAGGGTGTCTCTCTTTAGCAATCCGCATGATCTCAAAGAAGAGAGTGCCTCTTGTGTCTTCAAAACCGAGTCGCTTTCCTGCAATGCTGAAAGATTGACACGGAAAACCTCCGCAATAGATTTCACACTCGGGCATATCCCAAGGGTCAACTGTTCGTATATCTCCAAAATAAACCTCCGTATCTTTTGGCTTGTGCATAGCCATATAACTCATATTTGCAAATTTATCTATCTCACAATGCCCAACGCATTCGTGACCTGCCATCTCCATACCGAGACGGAATCCTCCAATCCCGGAGAAGAAATCAAAGAATCTCATCCTTTCCTCCTGCTATGATTCCACTTATCAGCCTCTGCCTTTTTGCGAAGGTTTATGCCTCCCATCAGATGTCTTCTGTAGCCTAATTTATTGTGGAAGGCATCGAGTTCCTTTTCCTTGCGCTCTTTGGCTTTCTGTTCTTCCTTGAGCCATTTAAAGAGCAGATGCCTCTCACACGTATCGTGACAATTAGGGTCTGCCACCCTGTCTTGACACCCATAACACGGGTTGATTATTCGTCCCATTATATTGAGCCTCTCAAGGCTTGGCGGAGTCCGTCAGCCGTTTCTATTACCTTATCTTGTATTGTATTAGATTGTATTGTATTGTATTGTATTGTATTACGCGTCATTTTGTCGTCATTTGGTTGCGGTTTGTCGTCATTTGGTAACCAAGTGGTGTCATTTGGTTGGCATTTGGTTACCAAACTATAAGCACCGTTTTCCTTAAGGGTGACCCTCTCCAAATACTCCGCGTAGTTGCTCGGCTTGATTCTGTCCTTTCTCAAGTTGCGGTTATTGATGTAGAAGTGTTTTTCAAGATAAAGCCAATCTTCAAACTTGATGAGGTAATGTCTGTCTATCAGTAGTTGAAGGTCTTTCGCTTTCGCATTCAATGACCGCATTATGGACTTGACCTCCGAGCAAAAACCGAAGTCATCCGTTTTGTGATTGATGTACGTGTAGAGGTCTCGAGCTGATGCCGGGAGCGATAGAAAGTTATCATTGAAGAGGATTTCATCGCTCAAACATCTATACTTCGCCATTTTTCCCCTCCAAATAGTACGCACTAACGGAAGTGTATGCTCCGTCTCTGTCTCTCACCTTCCTCGGTGTGGAGCTGATGTCATACCCATATTTGTGTCGCAAGTCCCACACCCTCGCAGAGAGTCTTGACACTCCACAATATTTAAAGGCTTCGTAAGTGGTTATCGTCTTATATATCCTCATATAGTTGAGGACTTTCCTGCATTGTCTGTCCATCTTACCCTCCTTTTAGAACGGTATGTCTGCATCGATTCCGCTGAAGTTCGGCTCGGGGTCGGAGGTCTCCTTGTAGTCCACTTTGAGCTTATCTTTGAAGTCCACGAACTCGATTCTTTCAGCTATGAGGTCGGTGGTGTATACCGTCTTCCCGTCTTTGATGTATGATCCCGTCTTTATCCTGCCGAACACATTCACCCTTAAGCCTTTGGCTGAATACGTCGCAAGTGATTCTGCACTCTTTCCGTATACTGTGACCCTCGGGAAGTCGGTTTCCTTCTTCTCTCCGTATCCCGTATCTATTGCAACAATCAAGTTACAAATAGCGGTCTGTGTAGGTGTGTATTTAATCTCGGGGTCTTTGGTAAGTCTTGCCCCTATCAGTTCAAATCTGTTCATTGTATTAGCCTTAAAATCGCCTTTTTCAGCGACTTTTGACCTCCTTTCGATAAATTCTAAAACATTCGTATTTGTTGGTTAAAATCGTTGATTCTTTGTGTTGCCTTTCGATAATACTCGGGGTCGATTTCAAATCCCACATAATCGAATCCCAACTCCTCGCAAGCGATCAATGATGATGCACTCCCGACGTGGGTGTCGAGGATGACGTCCCCGGGTTTCGCGTAGTTGGTGAGAATCCACTTATAAAGTGCAATCGGCTTTTGTGTTGCGTGTATTCTGTCTTTCTCATTGCTCATGCCAATCCACTCTTTTGATGTCCCTTTTAGATTTGTCCATGCGTACTCACACATTGAAAATGTTACGTTTTCGCTTATTTGTGGTTTTCGCCAAATAAGAAAGCACGGTGTTGGCGGTAAAGAATAGTAGTTCCCCCCCCATATAATCGCGTTTTTGCTAACCCTAAAAAGTTCAGAAAAGTAATCGTCGCCAACTGGTTTTTTATCCCAATATGCCTTTGGGTAATCCGACTTTTTGTCGCCCTTTCTTCTCCCCATATTGTTGTTAATGCTTATCCCGTATGGTGGGTCGACGATTGCAAGGTCGAAGAATTTGTCGGGATATTGTTTCATCCCTTCCATACAATCAATATTTAAGAATACACCCATAAATAAGCCTTTTTTCGCCGATTTCGGCGACTTTTATCCTCCTTTCGATAAATCGTCCGTTAGCCATTTATATTTGTTATATCTGCGATTTTCATCGGGGAAGTCGGGATACCATTTATCAAGGTATTCAGCTATATAGTCACCGATTTCCTTGCGGTGGAATCCATTGTCAAAATCATGATGGCATTTAGGACATAAGGTGACGATGTTCTCCTCTATTCCGAGACCGCCCTGCGAACGTCGTATATAATGTGCGTTGGGGAGTCCGGGTGCGCCACAGACGATGCATCGACCTCCGTCCCTTGCCTTGACTTTATTTCTAACCGCGGAGGAGATTGCGGTCTGTTTAGTCATCTTGTGCATCGAGTGACTCCATCTTTTTCTTGAATCTGTTGGGATAAAGTGCCTTCAAATATTTGAACACTCCCCAAGGGTTTATATATGATTGAGTTTCGATTGCATCAAACACGATCTTGAGGAGATTGCCTCCCTCGTTCATATAGAGATCGCGTTCCCTTTTTAACTCCTCTATCTCATCAAGTAAGGAGTCGATATATTCGCCTGTTGACATCATATTCCTCCATTTAATATTGACATTGCTTTGCCATACTGTTTCGCGGTCATCCCTTCGGGTTGCTTTTCTCGGTCGAATCCTACCATCTTGAGGAGTTCCTCAATCTCGATGCCTCTTGCCCTTGCGGTTGCTATGAGTCCCGCTTTCTCTGTCGGTGTCGCAAGTTTGTTTGCCTCGTTGAACATCTGCGCGTTGGTAACCTCTTCAAATGAGGCGACACTTGTGTCGATGCCGATTCCCAAAAGTCCCAAGGCTCGCCCGGTTGCACTTGTGGAGGCATTCTCCACACATGATGTCCTATTGATATTCGATGATCCCTCGACCTCTTTTGCGTAATCTGTGGCGAGGATTTTTCCGTCACCATCGTATGCGGTCGCCTTCATGATGACGACTCCGTCTTCATACTTGACCAATTCGGTCACGATCGCGCCATCGGGGTACAACATCCTAAATGCTTTGACCCTCTCATTCACAGGAACATATTTTTTCCCTTTTATGTCCATCGTGTTGAGTCGGGTGTTCACCTTCTTCAAATCTTCGTATGTCATAACTCCTCCAACTCATCTATAAGATGATTCATAAACTCCTTATAATCTAATTTATATTTAAGGCTCACATATCGAGCCTTTGCCCTTATGTCGTCACCGATGTCCTTGATGAGATCGTGACAACACTCGCACAGTTCCTCCCCCGGTGCTATCCACTCGCCACATATCTCGCACTTATCCATTTCGCCTATTTCGTCGCTCCCACAGTACGGGCAAACCCCTATCTTGTGGCTCACGATTGCCCCGAAGTATTCGGACGTGAAGTCCGTCTCCACATTAGGGAAGTCGAACGTCTCTCGACATCTCTCGCATATATACATCCGCTTTCCTCCCTTTTAATGTCCATACCTTGTCCATCGTCTGCTTGAGTCTGCCTTCGATGGTCTCATACATCTCCGCAGGTGATACGTTCGTCTGATCCGCGAACTTGATGAGGTTATCCTCTAATAAGTCCATGAGGTTGCGCACCCCTTCCCATCCCATCTCTTCAATCGAGTTTCTTGAAGTGTTCATATAAACCTCCCGCGATTAACGTTCCGAACAGAGGGACTATAAACCATCCCATCTTCCAAAGTCCTAACATGATCTCATCCAACATCGTTCTCCTCCTTGAATAATTCTTCTGCCGGGGTCTTCAAATACGTTGACAGGGATTCGCGTTCCAACGGACGGAACTTTGACCGACCGTTTAGTCTGTCGTAAACCACTTGATTTGAGACCTTCAGCCATACCGCTACGTCTTCCACTTTCACATTGTAGAAGTCCATCATTTCTTTGATCTTCGGATATTTCACTCTCCTCCTCCTCTCTTATAAGTTTGTAGTAAGCATGGCAACAATGCGAAGTCTTCTTGACCTTCTTGCCTTCCTTCGTGCAGGTGTGCCATGTCTTTCTCCTGTCGGTGGACTCCTCGAAGAACGGGCATTCCTCACAATTGTGGCATCCGAACTCTTCTTCCAAGAGGTCGAGTTCTGTCTTATTGATCTCGCCCACGTAGTCGGTTACGGTTATAAGTGCCGTTAATGATTGGATGTCCACCGCTACGATTTCCGCACCCTCCAAAAGAGCCTCGTTCAGTTTGTCCTTTAAGTCCCCGAGGGTGTTGCCTTGTATGTCTTTAACTTGTTTGCAGGTTCTCATCTCTCTTTCCTCCTAAAAAAAATCCCACTTACTTAATTGTAAGTGGGATGTAGTCATACAATTCGCCCTCTATGTTGTGACCCACTTACTATCCCCCACTTTCATAAATTGGATTGCCCAATCTTATGATTTTAGGAAATGTTCAATTAAAATATAACACCTCCCCACCATAGAGTCAAGAAAAACTTTTGTAAATATACAAAATATTTCAGTATGGGACTCAATACCCAAGAAACCCCTAAAAACACGGAATTTCGCGAAAAAACCGAGGCTCTATTTTCGCGTATAAGCGATTTTATTTTGACGGTCGATATGTTATACCTTTGATTTAACATTAAAAAAGAGGCTCTTTCGAGCCTCCTTCTTTTCTGCCTTACTTGTCGAGTAGTTTGTTGAGTTTTTCGAGTTGACGGATGATGATGAAGTTCTGCTCCATCGTTGCGCGTAAGTATGAGACCTTTAACTGATCCCCGGCATTTGCCATCGCCAACTTCATGCCCGTCTCCATAAGTCCTGTGCCGACCAACTCCGAGACTATCTTCTTGACCGATTCTCTGTCTCTTGGGTCTGTAAGTTCATCGAGTCCGTACTTCTCCATAAGTTCCAACTCTTTGCGTTCTGCCTTCTCTTCCTTCGATTCTTTTTCTTTGAACAATGCCATTTTGTTACCTCCTACCTGCGGACATTATACCATCAATTTCCCCACACGGGAAGAGCCTCAATCGAGGCTCTCGTTCTTCACTCTATACTCAAGAAGTTCCAACACATACGGAGGAGGAGTTCTCCTCTCTTTCTCCCAATCGTCCAACGTCCTCTCGGGAATGTGGTATCTTCTTGAGAACTCTGCCCTACTGATCCTGAGCGAGTCTCTTATTTCTTTTATAGTCATCTTATTTCCTCCTCAATTTCCTAATGCTGATATAATCCGTCTTCGTTCTGCCTTTCCCGTCTTGATATTCGACCAATGCTTCAAGGACTTCCTTGCCTTTGCTGATGTCGAAGTCGCCACTCATCAAGTCTCCGAAGGTCATTGATCCCAACTTCGTCACCTTTGTGAGTTTGACGAATGTTCCTGTTTGATACCACCCTTGACCGATATTCCATTCAACGGGTGTGCCTTTCTTGAGTTCCTTTGCCTCTGCTATCTTCATCTTTGTTCCTCCCTTATCTGTGCGCCTCAAGATATTTCTTGAAATCTTCGTAGTCTCCTTCAAACTCATATCCCTCTTCACCTGCGAAGAAGAACTCCTTTAAGGTCTTGAACTGTTCCTCGGTTATAGTCTTGAGGTCTCTCTTGATCTCGAGTTTATACTCAAGGTAGTTGATGAATGTTGCCATGTTTGTCTTTTTCATTTTGTTACCTCCTTGCCTTTAGGCTTATCGCCTCTCTGTAATTATAATATATCACGCATTGCGTCATTTGTCAACACTTTTTTAACGCATTGCGTAATTTTTTTACAAATAAAAAACGGGTGGGACTATGCCCACCCTATGCCATAAAAAGGAGAAGTGATATGGTGAAACCTTAAAGGGTTTCGTCTTTGTTATAATTTATAGTTGAGACTCCAAGGAGTGCGCCTAAAAACGCGTCAACTACTGTGATGGTCTGTGGGATTTCCGTCTCAAATGGCAAGTCCCAAATCTTCGCAAGTCCCATATAAAGGGTCGCAATCGCAGGAAGTACGATGATGCAGACCCACTTTAAAATATCATATGCTTTATTACTTAACATTTCACACCTCACTTTATCGGGAGCGACTTCAATGCCCCTCCCTCTCCGTACTCTCTTGCTACCCGTCCGTTACCGTTTAACTTTTCATAGGCTTCGTACTCCTCGATGATGTCATCATATTCATCAGACGGGATATAGCCTATCTCATGGTAGTAGTCCGCTCTGCTTAAAAGATGGTTTCGGCACAAGGCTTTCAACACGATCTCGGACGGTGTTTTCTTTTTACTTTTGCTCTTATATAACTCCATTAGGAAGTTACCGAGCCAATTAGACCCGAGAACTATCCCTATGAGAGTCAATATCGTTTCGTAGTTCACTTTACTACCTCATTTAAATATCTTTGGAATGCACAAGCGGTGTTGTGTCCCATGATTCCGTCCACAGTTCCGCAATTGTATCCTTTGGCATTGAGGAATCTCTGCAAGCCGAGGATGGTATTCTTTCCGCAGAGTCCGTCTATCGTTCCCGGATTGCATTTCTTTGACTTTAACCATCTCTGCATCCTGTCGATGGTTGTTGACCCGATATATCCGTCATTGAATCTCATGGTCGTCCAATTGGGTACGCAAGGCTTGACAGGATTGGTCTGTCCACCGACCCATCCATCCTCAACGATGCCGAGCATCTTTTGGAGTTTCATTGTGGACAGTTCCCCGAAGAGTCCGTCAATGACGAGTTTGCCGTCATTCTGTCCCAACTGACGATTGACCTCATTCTGTATATATGGGAACTTGGAATATAAATAGTCACCCGGGCAAGCCGTACTCATAAACATACGATGCGCGGTCAAGTTGCCGTTTGTGTTCCCTGTGAAGTTGAGCCTCTTGATGCCGTTTCTCCTGCACACATCAACGCACAACTCGATGCACTTATTGATGGCGGTGTCGCTCACATGCCAATTGCCACCGATTCGGTCATTTGCGAGTTCGATTGTGATTGACCTTTGATTGCTTGCGAAGTTGCCATTCGCCCAAGAAGTGTATGCCTCTTGGACATACATCCCCACTCTGCCCTTGGAGTCTATTCCGTAATTTGAAGAGGCGGGTCGTGTTTGGAATACCTCACCGCATTGCTCAACTGTAAGATTGCCCGCCATGTGATGGATGGTGATGTCTGTGATTTTTTCCCCGTCTCTTGAATCGTAGTTTGGGGAAAGTTTGATATAGTTAACTAAAGGTGAGTTGCTCATGATTGTTCCTCTCTTAATAACAGATATAATTAACTCTCATAACTGTGACAGATGTCGCCACATATACTGTGATGGTCGTTCCGCTTATAGTCGCCCTCAATGGAGGATTGCCCGCGTCTTGACATCCACATATGATATGAGTCTTGCCATTTATGGCTGAATCGGTGAATGTGATGGTCGTGGTCGCCTCGCCATTATAGATATATGACCCGGTTATCAATCCCAAGTTGGGAAGGGTCGCCCAATGAAGAATCGCGCCCTTGAGTCGTGCGGGTGTGATGATCCTTGCGGTCGTTCCTGTCCCCGCCTCATACTCTGCAACTGTCATTGATGAATATGTTGTGTTTAGCCACCCGACCATTTGCCAATATGTGCCGTCATATACTAACGCACACACCGACCCCGCGTTCCATGAAGAGGATGCTGATGTTGATGGTGCGGTCGTGCCGTATCTCTTGATAGCCTTCGCGCCTGTGCCATTGACATTGAGTGTCGGGTTTGAGCCTGTGTTCGCGTTGTTGAACTTGACATATATGAGCATCCCTGTGGTGAGTCCTGTGATGGGCGGTGAAACTGTGACAGTTTTTGCGACTACATTTCCCCCGGTGGAGCATACTCCAAACCTAACCGCAGACCCTCCCCCACTCGTCATGCCACTTGATTGCTCGCCAATGCCGAGAGCCTGTGAGAGAGTGGTCGCAAGTGCGCCAAGTTCCATTGACGAATACCTTTCCTCGAGGACATCGTATTCGGTGCGGACGATCTTGAAAAATCCGCTCATTGAGTAATCCGGGAATATGACCTCAATCGAGTCGCACAACTTACACTCAAGGAGATTGGATAAAAGGGTATATTCGCCATAGTCTTGAAGGCGAACGAAGTCCACCTTGATGGTCTGTTTAGGGAGATTGACACTCCTTGACACCATCATGCTCAAAGCAAGGTTTTCAAGGTCTGTCGTGGTCGGTGCGGTTTCAAACTTGTCACTCAAGTCAAGAGGAACACACCTCTCATGTCCGTCAAACGGAGTGAGTCCCGAATTGACCTTGTTGCCCTTGACGATGATCTGCCCACCTTCTCCGTCATCTCCTATCCAATAAGGGATGGCGGTCGTGTAAGTGTTCGCGTAGTCGGTGTCATCCTTGAAGTCCACCATGTTGACTCCGTATCTAATCGCGAAGTTGACCACATCCCCTCTGTGCTGATGGAGTTTGACTTGGAACTTGTCCCACTCATACTCACCGCCATATGTGTCAAGGATTGACCCCTCGACACCACCTAATAACTGACGGACAGTTCTTGGGACTCCGTTGAATGCCCCTGCATATCCTGTTGCGGTGAAGTCTGCGGTGTATGTGAATGAGTTTGAAGGAGTAGCGGTCGCAAGTTTGGTCATGGCATCCGCAAGAGAGTTCACATCCGTTTGGTCTACCACATACCCTCTTAATCTATAAGAGATATGAACGGCATGAAAAGTCACTATGCCGTCAATCGGTTTCTCATATGACACGATGTCAAATGGTTGGATATCCCCTGTGTCATCGTGTGTGACTCCTATGATCCTACCGCATTGAATCTCGCTGAAGTTCGCACCGCTCACAGGATAGTCGAAGTTGCATTCGTAAATGGAATTCCTTTCCTCAACGACCACGCAGGAGATACAATCGGGCAATCTGCCGAGTCCGTTTGAGTTGAATATTGTTGTGTCTTTTTCAAATAGAATTGGAATCATATTCTCCACCACCTTGGAGTGACCTTTAAATTGGTGACATTTGATGTATATGTGATACGCGTCGAGCCTCCTCCCAAATAGGGGAGTTTTGCACCAAGGTCGACATATTGATTCATCGATGCGGTCAGTTGTCCAACATATCCTGTGTATGCCTCGCCCACTTCACAATCAACAATGATCTCGGTGTTCAATGGTGCGCCATTTATGGTGATGACACCGCGAACACCATTATCACCGAGAGTGATCGTGCCACTTGCCCCTGTCATCTTGAATTTGATGATGGGTGATGCGTTCCATCCTGTCGGGTTGGTTGTAGATTGACCGCTTGACGACCATATCAATTCTGTGTCCCCCGACTTCAAGAATCTTTGAGGCTTACACTCAAATGTTATGTCAAATTTGCCCGCCTGTCCGTATGCCACAGGATCGACCTCAAGTCCTCTCCTATACACCGCCATCCTATACTCATTGGTGTTGTAGTCGTCATATAAAGGAAGATAGTGGTCGCGGAGGAGCAACGCATTTCTAAACGCAGATATCCCACTTGCGAAGTCTGTCTGCGTGTCCCCCACCATTCCGCAATGGTAGGTCACCTCAATATTCTTGAATGTTCCTTTGTTTCTATAAAGTGCGCCATTGCGCCCGGGGATGTACACCATCTCGTCATCCCTTTCGGGAGTGTTGTACACCCCCTCGCCTGTGATGTATACACCATAATATGTTGAATATAGGCGACCGGGTTCACCTTCTTTGCCAATGACAAACCCTTTATAAATTGCGCCTACCGTTTTTATGCCCATGCCTCTCTCCTTCTCTTTTGACTTGCAATGAGTCTGCGTTCTATCTCAAGTGCTAACGCATTGACATCCATTCCCTGTGGTGCGTTTACATTGATGACGACACTCGAATCGAATCTCTTGTCCATCTCTTCCCATAACTTCTTCAAAGGGAGGACGGCTTCTGCGCCCGCCTCACCAACACCGACTCCCGATGTCGGGAATATCGTTGGATTCGTGAAGATACCTCCGTTCTTATACCAATCAATGGACAGTTTGGGAACTGAAGGCGGTGCAAGTGATAATTTTCCGCTTATACTGAAGTGAGGGAGTTTGATGTGAGGAAGTTCCAATTTAAGTCCGCTAAAGAATCCTTTGATCTTCTCGATGGCTTTCTTCACGAAATCGACCGCGGTCTGTATGGGGTTGGTGATAGCATTCTTGATGCCGTTCCAAACATTGGTGACAGTAGTCGAGATCGCATTCAGTATGATGGACATCCCAAGTTTTAGAGCCTCCCAATAGTACAAGACTTTTTCCTTGACAGATGCGATCGCGTTGACCACTCCGTCCTTGAGTGCCGTCCATTTCTCGACCACCCAATCCTTGACGATCCCTGCGTATTCCTTGATTGTGTCCCAATTCTTGTACAAGAGGACACCGATTGCGATTAGTCCCGCGATAAAGCCAATGATAGGAAGTCCCGCAGATAGCACCCCACCGATGACAGGACTGATCGTTGACATCAAGGTCATTATCGCGCTGATGCCTGTGGCGAGTTTTCCTATAAATATAAGCAATGGAGATACCACCGCGATGACTCCCGCGATGATGCCGATGATTGCCAAGACCTTCGGGTCGAGTTGTGATATCCATCCAAACACACGACCGAGGACATCTGCGATCTTTTCCATGGCGGGTGCAAGATACCCCGCCAATTGCATCCCGATATTTGAGAGAGCCACCATCCCGGTCGCCTTTAAAGTGTCGAGAGCATCTTGGAATTGGTTTGCCTTGTCAATGGTTTCTTGGTCAACGACCTCAAGACCATTCTTGGCGAATATGTCTGCAACTCTTTGGAATGTTTCGCCATTATCCTCGATTAGAGGATTGAGTTCGCTTGCGCTCTTGCCGAATATCTGCATGGCAAGTGCATCCCTTTGGGTTTCGTTTTCCATCTGCCCGAGAGCCTTGATGGATTCTGCGAACACCTCGTCTTGACTCCTCAACTGACCATTGGAGTCCTCAATGCTGACACCCAATGTGGCGAATGCCTCTGCCATATTGCTCGACCCCTGTTGAGCCGAGAGCATGGACTTTTTCATCTTGATTTGACTCTTTGTGATGGTGTCAACTGATACATCAAGAAGGTCTGCCGAGTATTTATATTTTTGTAGTTCTTCGGTGCTGACTCCTGTGACCTTTGACATCGTGTTCAAGTCATCCGCACTCTGCCCCGCCTTGAGTGTCAAACCCGCGAGAGCAACATCGACCGCGCCCGCCACCATAGAGAGTCCGCGAAGTGACTCCCCTGCCTTGGTCGTTGCATTGCCGAAGTCTGCCATCTTCTGCGATGCCTGTCCTAATGTGGATGTTGATGCCTCAAGTTTTTTAATCTCTTTGTTAAAGGCTTTCTGTCTGCTCTCTGCCTTTATGATCTCGCGTTGAAGTTCGCGATAATCCTCGTTTGTTTCGTCAATGTTCTTGGACTTCATCTCATCAAGTGCCTTTTTTAAGTCCTTGATATCGTCCTTGCTCTTTGATGTGGATTCCTTGAGGATCGCAAGTCTTTGCTTTAGAAGGTCAACATTCTTCGGGTTGAATTTTAACGAGTTGTTTATATAGCCAAGTTCCTTGTCGAGTCCCTTTGCCTCTCCCCTCATTTGGTTGATTGCCTTGGATAATTGAGTGGTGTCGCCCCTAAAACTTATGGTTATTCCTTTAACTGTGCCACTTGCCATGTCTTATACTCCAAAAAACAGACGATAATCCTCGCGTGTGGCTTTTCGTCTGTCGCTCTTCTTTTCCTGTTTGTTTCGGTTGTTGTATTCGATGCAGAAATCAACGACTTGACCGATGGTCATGCGCTCAATGGCATCATAGGTCAAGCCTCTTTCGATTCCCGCCATTATAATCATCTCGATGGAGATGTCTTTGCCTTCGGTGTCCCCCGAAGGCTCTTCAAGTTTTTTGAGGAGATGAGTCCTTTCGTCAATAACTCAAAAACTGCGGGCGCGATTATATCAAGTGGGAATTCGTCAAACTGTGTCACCCACTCTTCGGGTGCGACTATGTCGTTGTCGTTCGCTTTTGCGAATGCCCAAACAAGATTTATAAAATCGGTAAATTGAATGGCACACAACTCAATCAATGCATCTTGAATGGCGTCGCCATCAATTGACTTGAGTATGGTCGCCACATCTTGCCCGGTGTGTTTGCTTAACTCACCGAATAACTTGGTGACGGCTGACACGATCGGCATGATGTCGGGGACGATATCATGTCCGAACTGTGCCTTGTAAATCATTGCCCACGCAAGGTTATTTGATAAGGTCAACTCTTTGTCCTTGCTTAACTTGATAGTCTTGATCATGGTGTTCTCCTTTTTAGACAAAAATGGGGAGGGTTGCCCCTCCCCTTCCGTTTAGGTTGTTGCTATTGTGGGCGCGGTTGGACTCGTGAACAATGTCGCGTATCCTGTGTCGCCTTCTTTGAATGTTGCCATGGTGACTCCTGTCTTGTTGTCGCCTATGCAAGTGATGGGGAGTGTAGCCGTTTTCGGCTCTTTGTTCTCGCCTATGGTTTCGTAACCTCTTGAGATGTTTCCTAACGCGCAATTATATAAGATCACGCGGACGGGAGTTCCATCAGTTTCGGTTTGGAATGCAATGTACACATTGGACTTTGTGGGGTTCTTGACCATGGCAAGACCTCCGTTGCTTAATGCTACATAGCCGAGAAACTGTGTCTTGAATGCATCGTCAAACATTGCGACCTCAAGGTCGCCTTCCATCTTACCGCCCGAATATCCGCTCCAATAAACGATGTTATCTGCGTAAAAGTCGTTCTGCTGACTTTCGACTTCCGGGTTGAAGGAAACTGCGCCCTGCTGATGGTAAGGAGTGCCGAGAGTGACCGTTGTCCCCTGTGTGGTCGTTGTTTCTGTATATGTTCCCACATGGAGTTGTGAGATGCCAAACTGTACTTTAGGCATTGATTGTCCTCCTATACATAGTAATAAATTACATACAGACCTTCATCATCGATGAATGTGTCCTCACTTTTCTCATAATTAAAACCACCGAGGAGAAGTGCCTCCTCGATGGCTCTTTCGTTTTCTTCGTTTTTTTCGGTGAAATAATACTCGATTTGATATCGGTTGTTTGTGTATGTCCATGTGTTATCCGCACCGAATGTGTCCTGTCCGTTCCCAAGATAAACAAGGAATGGCGGTGTCACAGGCTTGGCAAAGTGATGATACGCGCATGGCAATCCTGTGCCGACTAAAACTTCTTGAATCATGAATGTGCCTCCACTAATAAGTCAATTAAGTATGCCTCCGCATTGTTGCGAGCCTTGGTGATGTGGTTGTCGCCATCTTTTCGCCTATATGATCCGTACTGATTTGCGATTTGGTGTCCGTTGTTCAATAGATGCGTGAGTCCGGGTTTGTCCTTGTTATATATAACTCCGTCAAATCCGTACTTGAGCCTTTTTGTGCGTACTGTCCACCCTTTCTTGTACTCGCCACTATTAACAGGCGACATCGCGATGACATCCTTCTTGGCTTTCCGCATTGCTTTTGACATACACTTGAAGAGGATTTCATCCTCCTCTTTACTCACCTCGGTCAAGGCTCTTGACAATAACACTTCAACACTCGGCATTTGTTTTCTCCTCTAACACTAACGAGATGGAGTCCCTCTGCGCCTTCCAATCTGCGCGAATGACATTGTAAAGTTTGCCCTCATACTCGACAAGGGTTTCTCCGTCATAGTCTGCGCGGTTGGTGAGGGTGAGAGTGATTGACGGATGAAGTCCCATTATTGAGGCATTATAAAACTCCCCATTATAAACCGATCGCGGTTGAACATAGACCATCCGTCTTGTCCTCTCTATATGCTCATTGAGATATGTGTCATAGGTTTTCGCCCCATCTTTTAAAAGATATGCGATGTTGTCGTACATTACGCGCTCCAATCTGTGTAGCCTGTTGCCATGCCGAGTTGTGCCTTCTGTTCGTCATATGACCTCTTGAGTCTGTCATAATCCTCGGGGATGCCGAAGTTCATCTTGCAATAAGTGATTATTGCTTGTTTGACTACGGAGTCGGCATTCTGTACTGTGATAGTGTCTACCATACCACCGAATCCCAAATCTATGACCGCAGATGAGATGAGTTGAGTCAACTCGTCATCGAAGGCATCTGTCGTGATCCTTAAAGCCATCTTTACAAGTTCAAGCATTATTTTACCTCTTTATTCTTTCTAAATAGCGACCCTCATCCTCGGGGTATATCGTCAAGTGTCCTATATGACCCACTCTCACGAATGGCTCACACCATATCTCGAATCCGAGTTCATCGGCTCTCTTGCAGAATGCCAAGTCCTCACCCAATGAATATGCAGGTGTGAAACAGTTTCCAAAATGATCGCGCACCGCCTTCAAGACTTTGCACGATGTCAATGTGGTCGCCATTCCGCATCCTTTTATAAGGAAGGGTGTGCCGGGGTATTCATCCCATTTATATCTGTCGGGCGGTGTTACCGTTCTAAAGATGCACGATTGATGCCCCGGTCGTCTTGCATGGAATATGGCGGTGGTGAAGTCCTTTCCCAATTCGTACAGATTATCGAAGACATCGCCATCGAATACCATATCCGAATCAAGCCATAACACATGAGTGAACTCATATCCGAGTGCATAAGACACTATTTCCTCACGCGCTAAATATACAAGTGTACCCGATACCACCTTGACCTCGTATGGGATGCCCTCATCGTTCAATTGCTCGGTGAGTTTCAAGAGGCTTTTCATAAATTCAACATGGATATAATCGAGTGTCGGGATCGCTATTAGAAGTTTCATTATTTTGTCCTTTTTGGATTAGTGTGCGGGTGTTGTTGTACCGCTTGTGAGGGTTACCTTTGCGAATCTTCCCGGTGCGGTTACATCATAAGCGACGTAGAGTCTGCCAAGGATTCTGACGAGATCTTCTGTCATGAGAGTTCTGTCGTCAAATACGAATGTAGGCTCATCTCCTTCGGGGAAGTTAACTGTAACACCCTTGAGGTCTCCGACGATAAGGGTATTCTCTGCAACGGCTTCGCTGAATACAACATCAAATCCGTTGAAGGGGTCTACACTATAATTTGCCTGTGTTGATGCGTTCTTGATTGTTGCAAAGGTTGACTTCCTCATGATAACTACGATGTCAGTAGCCTCATCGGACAGACCAACGAAAGCATTTACTACCGCCTCAAGAGGTGCAGAAGCAGGAATTGTGGCGGTAAGGGAAGAAGCGGAGATCTTGCTGATGATTTCGGATGCGAGTTTCTTGAAGAGTCTGTACTGAATCTCGTCATAGATATAGTCCAAAAAGGCGCGCCCGGTGAGGCTTAATGCTTCATCACTTACAGAGATCCACTTCTTGACCATAACGGGAACGAGTTCCACCATGCCGAGAACGAGATTCTCTTCTGTTACGGCTTCACCGCCTTCGGTGTGGATAACCGCATCTGTTGAGGATACCTCATAACCAATCTTGACGTTGCCACGGATATAAGTTCTCATGACTCTTGAGAGGATGCCATCATTCTCCCATGCGGTGCGGATTCTTTCCTCGAGGTATTCGGGTGCAGGAACTTCTGTGTCGTCACTTCCCGGTGTTCCGTTCTCGGAGAGGATCTTTCTTACTTCTGTGTCATCCTTGCATCCGCCCTTGATGTAGTCGGCATATGCGTTGATGTATCTGCTTGATTTTCTGATTTCCATTAAATCCATCTTGTTTGTCCTTTCTTCAACTATAGGTGTGGGAGCAGGTGCGTTGATTACTTCCTCAACGACCTTTGCTCTTTCTTCGGCTTCTGCCTTGAGTTCTTTCTTTCTTTCTTCGATTGCGTCGAGTTCTGCGTTGATTCCTTCAAGACGTTCCATATCTGCGGTCTTGAGTTCTTCCGCAAGTTCGCTCTTGCGTGTCTGTAACTCGTCGAAGTTCATTTCTTTGATTTCCATTTAGTCCTCCATTAGTCTTGCTCTTATCTCGGCTCTTCTTCTTTCAAGGTTTAACTCTTCGGCTTTGAGTCGCTCCGCTCTTAACTCGTCAATCACTCCGTTGACAAGTGCGTCGATGGATCTCGCCTCGATTGAAGTCCCGGGGTTGGCAGGGATGGAGACGGCTGACACGTCATACAGTTTGATGATGGAGTTGATTCTTCTCTCCTCTACCACCTTTCCGTCAATGTTTTCTCTTGTCCAAACGTCCGCGGAACGGTCGACCTTGAATCCCATTGACATCCTGTTCGTGTAACCGCCTTTTATTTCTTCGTAGACCTCACGACCTAATTCAGTTCCTCCGAGGTCTGCATCTATCTTCAAGCCATTAGGCCTGTCGATGTCTAACTTTAAAGTGCCGTTGGAGAGCCTTGCGAAGACTCTTCCTTCGTGGTTATATTGCATTATGACGTCCGACATATCACAGTTATCGAATGCAGAGGGGTCGATGACTTCCCTCACTTCATACTCTCCGTCGTCATATAAGGTGTAAGGCTCGTCGAATGTTGTCGCATAGCCTGTGACCCTCATCTCTTCATCGTTCGCCTTCACTTCAAAGGCACGATATTCTCTATCACTCTTCATTCTGTCCTCCTACTTTCTCGTTTGCGTCGTAGTATTCGCCTCTTATGATTCGTCTGTCTCCGTCTTCAACGGGAGCAAGATTCCAAATATCTCTTATTTCGTTGATGCTCATGACTCCTCTGTCTAACATCGTTGACGATATGGTCAACTTATCAGCGTTGCTCATAAACTGAAGGCGGTTTGCGGTTGCGATTAGTCCCGAGCCTTGCGCTCTCTCACGCTCACTAAAAATGGCTTTCGACATTGACTCGGATAGCATTATGCTAAATGGCTCGATTGCACCTTCATAGAACGCAGACCAGGAGTCACCGATTGCCTTGTTTTGAAGGACATCCTCGTTCACTCCGAAGTAGTTATATACGTTTGAGTAGATGAGTTTTAACTGATCCGCATCTACTGTGTAGGGTTTGACATCTATCTGCCTTATATCGGAATACGTAGAAGGAAACAGTAAAAAGCCACCTGCCTCGGATTCGGTGGAGAGGTTTTCTCTTGTGAATCTCTGTGCCTCTTTCTTCAAGTCTTCGGGTTTGGCAAAGTTATTGAGTTTCGCCATGAAACGGAAGGTCGAAGTGTTCTTGACCGCCTCTTCAACTCCCTCTCTTTGGATGTGCAGGAGTTTCATCGTCTCATCGAGTGCGTTGTTCGGCTCACCAAAGAAGTCATTTTTTAACTGATGACGCGTAATGATGGCGCACTTCTTGAACTCCACCGCACCGACTTCGCCACTTGAGAACTTGTACCTTAACCACGGCTCACCCTTGTAGTCGATGATTTCCGTCCTTGTAGGGAGTATTGGGTAATATCCCGTGATGGTCATATAGTCATCGAACACCGGGGTGATGATGCAATTTGAATACACATCGGTGATGGTCGAGACCCTATATAAAAATTGAGACCACGTCTGCCATTGATTCGGCCCGAGTCTCATCTTGCTCTGTAGGGACGGATTCGCCGATCCGTACGTCTCGACTTTTAGTTTTGAAATATGTCTCGCTCTCGCGTCAATTGACGCACGGATTATGAGGCTCTCATAGATCGCACCGTTCCACGTAGTGAACGCAGGACGGTACGCGGTGAGAGTCGTGAAGAATCCCTTTGCCTCTTTGAGAGCCTTTTGGGACTCCTTCGCCTTTGTAGGACGAAATATGTCATTAAACAGACCCATTCTTCAATTGTTCTCCTATCTCGTCGTAGTACTTGGCACGTACACAAAAGGCATCGAGAACCGATGCCATCAAGTCAATGTGTGCCGTTGGGTTTATCTTTATGAGACGACCGCGTCCGCGCTCGTTGTTCATCTTTATCGCTGAATTGAGGAAGTGCATCTTTAAGAGTGCGTTATCCCCTATTCTTATTTTTCCGTCTTTGATTCTTGCACCGACTTCTTGGATGGTTGACCAAAGGTTGTCCCCTTGATATACATCGTCTACCCTATACCCCGATTGTTCGAGGTCTTTTATAAGGTATTGAGCCGAATATCGGTCGTATCCTGTCATCAAGGGATAAATCTGATAGTTGCTCACAAGGGACACCATCCAATTGCAAACGTCTTTGTAATCGACGAAGTTCTCCCCGGACAGAGTGAGGATTCCCTGTCGGACATATTGCATATACGGGACTCCGTCTCTTGCGGTCAACTCCTCCACCTTCTCGGAAGGCATAAAGGCTTGACCTACGATGTTGAATATCTCGTCTTTCTCAACGATGACCACGCAAGCGGTCAAGTCGGTAGTCTGCGAGAGGTCTATTCCGCATATCGCATATGAGTCCCTTAAATCTTCAAGGCTGATATGATCTCCGCAACATTTCTCAACGTCTTGGACATCTAACCACGCAAGTGAACTGTTCTGCTTGAGGTTTGCATACTTGCAGAGGAACTCGCTCTTTTTGGAGAGTGACCCTTCAGCGATTGCTATCTCTTCGAGCATATAATCGACGGATACCGATACCCCGAGGTTAGGATTCGCTTTCCTTAACTCGTTGATGTCGTTCCACTTCTCGGGGTCGTCTATCATATAAAGAAGAGGCAGGAGTCTCTTTTCCTTCGAGTCGCCTAATAGAAAACGAGTTGACCTCTTCATCAACTCGTCATATATTCCGTCATTTATGTATCCCGAAGTAGTGCAGGAAATAAGGAGACCCTGTTCCCTTGCTCCCATTCCGCTCTTCATTACCTCATATTGTTTGAGACCTGCGTCACCCTGCCATGATGCTATCTCGTCGCAGATGCACAGCGAAGGGTTGAAACCATCGGACTTCTTGGAACTGAACGCGATCTTTTTTACCTGCCCATTATTGACGGGAAGATATAAGTCGGTCTGCCTGTGCCGTGGCATCTCCTCGATGAATCTCTTCGCATAATTGTCACCTTTTCTCTGCCCACGAAGTTCCTCGAGTTTCTCTTGCATTTTCTTGTAGTTTGGATCAACTACAACTTGTTGCCATATATTGTTATAAATGATGTCGGCTTGGTCGAGTTTAGGTGCTATCGTGTAGATCCTCGCACCATACCCTCCATCTATCATCCACATAAATTTTGCGATGCTCGATGCAAGAATCGACTTGCCGTTTTTCCTTCCTACCAAGAGAAGAACTTCACGGAATTGGCGAAAGCCTTTCTCGTCTACGATTCCGAAGATGAGAGAGATGAGAGCCTTCTGCCATAACTCGAGTTTGAAGTTTCCCGGAGCAAGTGAGCCTTCGGTGTGGTAACAATTGGACTCTATCCACTCTATAGCCTTGTTGCTCTTCTGTT